AGGCGCTTCGCATAATGGGACTCGGGATTATGTTGAGGCGGCGTCTTGGGACTATCTGACGGCCAAGGCGTCGCCGTAACATCAATCCCGGATTATGCGATGCGCTGAATTGGTACCAGAAACCATCGATCGCGAGATCCCGTTTCTAAATAGGTACCAAAACACTAGGTGAGCCGACTTTGATTTGGTACCATTTCCCTGCTCGAGGAACGAACCTGGTCAAACGGAAAGGTACCAAAACGATGCTTATCAAATTCGAGGTAGAGGATGCTGAAGCCGTCCTCGTTCGTGTTCACTACGGCCAGAAGGTTGCCAGTAAGGCGTTCAAGATGGCCGCTTTCGATGCGCTGGAATTGTTCGAGACTGTCAGGCAGCAAAAGCACGAAATAGCCCGCCTGCGTCAGTTGCTCGCCGTCCAGAAGCAGACCATCGACCGCGCTGCTGACTCGGCCCGCGCTCTTCTGGATCACGTTGCACAGGGAGATTTGATAGATGGCTGATTATCGCGAAGTTGCCATCTGTTTTTTACTCGCTGCTGCTGTTTACCTCTTCGGCGTTGGCACTCTTGGCCTGATCGTTCAGGCTTACGAAAACTGGCCCTGGTGACCTCGACCATGCCGCTTGCGGCATATTAGTCGCCGGCACGCCTTCCTGACGTACTCCTGAGCCTTTGCGACGACACCCGCGTAGCGGCCCCAACCATCGCCCCACAAAAAAGCCCCCAGCGGCCTATACGGCACCCTGGAGGCTTTTCGCGTCCCCGTCCTGATGTTCCCCTCAAAACTCAATCCGCGCCCTGATTTGCCCACCCTGGCTACCTCGGCAGCTTCCTGCTTTGCAGTCTCCCAGTATTCACAACACCTGAGACGGTCAGGTCATGGTAATTCGGTAGCGTGAAGCGGCGCTCTTATGTTCCATGGCACTCACTCTCTGAATGCACTGCAACCGCGTAGCTAGTTGCTGGGGTGCCGAAAAGACTAGGGAGGAACGAGTCTGTCTTGGGCCTCGCGGCCCCCGGGTCCCCCCGGGCGAGCGGACCTTTCCCAAAAGGTCAGAGCTTTTGCTTTTCTATGCACTTCGGTCTGATGTTTCTTAAATCTGGTGTTGTCAGCAGTAGGTCAGACGATAGATCGGCTGCACGTCTCGCGCATTCGCGCTCGCTTTTGAACCCTTCTTCTCTGATCTGTCCGTAGTTCTGCCCGCTCTTGCTGTACAGCGTCAGAATCAGAATCCATTCCTGCATAACGGTCTCCGTGCTCCGGACGCGAAGCGGCCGGGTCCACCATCTCTAATGGTGGACTCTTGTGCAATGGTTGCACTTTCCTCGGTTTTGCGTGAAGCACTGCGCTTACCGCAGTTGCTCCATTCGAATGCCTAGCAGCGTGTTTCGGATCGCCGTCTTTACCAGCCTCTGCTCATCATCTGAGAGGGCTTCTATCTGGCTGAACATCGCTCGAAGCTCTTCCTTCACCGACCTCTCGCCGTAATCTAAAACGATCTCATCCGTCGAAATCCCGAGACCCTTCGCGAGTTTTACAAGTGCGTCCTTTCTGGGCTCACTAATGCCACTTTCATACCGCTTGTATTGGGCAACGCTAACACCGCATACGTCTGCGGCTTGCTTCTGCGTTAAGCCCTTGATTTTACGGGCGTTTCTAACGGCGTCTTTGACGCTCACGGCTTTTCTGCCTTCATTGTTTGAAGTGTGCATCTAGCGTAAACCTCGCGCTTTTTGACTGGTATCAATGATGATACCTGTAAGGCTCAAATTGCGCTTGACCACAAAGTATCACTATTGATACCTTGCGGACTCTCTAACGGGGTCTTGACAGGGATTTCACCAGTGCTCGACAAAATCCACCTATTCGTACCGTTCCGGGTCGATGCCATCGCTACCAGCACCGGTAAGCGCGGCAACGAGCTGTTGACGGTCGATCTCGACGCCTTGGGCGTTCCGCTTCGTGCCACTAGCGTCATGGCGGATGGGAAGGGCGGTTATCAGGTCGAAGATGTCAGCCATGCTTGGGAATCCCTCTCCACCGGTTTCACGCCTCTCGCCTTCAAGGTGTTCCACCAGTCGCTTGGCAAGCGCGTCCAACCCGGCGTTGAGCTAAAAGCCAGCCCCGCAAAGTTGCTCCAGGGCCACAACGTTTTTGGTCCAACCTCCATCCGAAAGGGCGGGGAAGTGATGCTCAAGTGGCTCGCCGGTTCCTACCCGAAGCTCCACAGCTTGCTGGACTGGCAGAACGCTGAGGTTTATTGCCTCGACTGCACTTACTCGGTTCGTCTTCCTGACTCCCGCACAGCGCTACAGCTCGTCCAGGCGCTTCGCGGTGTGAGCAATGGCCAGACGCGTAACCGTGGTGATGACTACCAGACAACGGCCTACTGGGGTTCCAAAGAATCGCGCCTCCGCCGCCTCAAGGCCTATTTGAAGGGTCCGGAATTCCGCATTCAGCTCGACGAAGCCATTAAGGCGGCACGCGCTTATGGCAACTCGAACTTCATCCCTTCCCAAGCCTTTGCAGCACGCCGACTTCTCGCCGTCCTGCAAAACCCCGCTCTCATCGAGTGGGCAGAAAATCTACTTCGTCTCGAAGCCACTGTTATGCATCGCTGGCTTGAGCGTCGGAACGTCCCAACGAATTTGTGGGCGCTCTGTGACTACCAGGAACGTTTGGAAGGGCAGGGCGAGTGCTTTATTGAGTGGTGTTGGGAACAAGTAACCAAAGAACTGTTTGCGGCCTTTGAAGGTATCTCCATGCGAGTAATTAATGACGAAAAAGTGCTGGCCGCACTTAAAGCCCGATTCACGAAGTTTGGGAAAAACGGCAAAGCCAACGAAAGTGTTCCCCTTAACCTGTTTCGCACTTACCGCAGCATCAAAGACTACGGCTGGCAGGAAACAATGGATTCCATGGCTCGACGTACGTTCTATCTCCATGTGAGCCAAATATGCGAGTGCGGACTTTCAAAGGCTGCTTTGCAGAAATTGAAGATGGATGACCAGAAGAACAACGTCGTTCCGATCCTGCGTTTCCTGAAAGTCGATTTCAGCGCGCAGCGTCCTGACTGGTACGTCGAGCCATCGGTTGAAGCCGCATGATCATTCTCGACCGCGTGCAGTGCGATCTTTGCCAGTGCGATATCGGCCAGCTGTTCAACCAGTCTGCCGACTCAAGCGCCCTGCCTTGGCTGGCCACCGCCCCTTACTTCGCTGTATGTCCCGATTGCTACGACGCCTCTGAGCTTGTCGAGTTTTCGGCCAACCGGGCTGACGCCCAACTTCAAATAGAGGAATCAACATGCTAGTTCAAATGGGCGTTTGCAAAGGTGTCACTTCCAAAGAGAAGCAAAACGGCATCATCGAGCATTACTTGGTGCTTACCGCTCCTGGTCGTGACCAGTTCGGCCAAGAAACCGAACAATCAGTCGGTTTGAAAGTCTCCAAGCGCCAACTCGATAGCGGTATCGAGAATGCCTATAAGCAGCACATCGGCAAACAAGTCGCGGTCCCCGTATATGCCAAAGCCTGGAAGTCGAAGACCGGTGCAGCGTTCGGCATGGACCTCTGGCTATCCGATGACGGCTTGCCTGTACCCGTTCAGCGCGTTAACCCACGTCCTGCTGCTGTTGCAGGCGCGAACTAATTAAATGAATTTTCTGGCCTGTTCTGGAAGTTGGACCGCTGATGCTAATGGCATTCACTGCAACGGCGATCTAGTTTCCATAACGAGCCAGGAACTCGCGTCGGAGATAAATCTATCGTCCGGCATATCCCCTGAGGATTCCACTTACCTGTATGACGGTGCGGTTTCGCTGTTCGTGTCAGTGTTTGTATTCCTCGTATTGAAGCGTCTCTTAAAGTGAGGTTACACCATGAAATTTCGCACTATCGCTCGTAAGTTCGGCTCCAAGCTTGCTGTCGCTGGCACCCTGATGGGTGGTGCAACTGTAGCAATGGCAGATGGCGCTGCCGCTGTTGCAAAGATGGAAGGTGCCGAGTCTGACATCAACCTGATCGGCTGGGCCGGTATCGGTCTTGTCATTGCCGCTGTGATGTTCAAGTACATTCGCCGCGCTGCCTAACTGGGCAACTATCTTCGGCCCACTTCGGTGGGCCTTCTTGTTTCTGAGGGACGGAAATAATGAATATCACCCCGGATATGTATTGGCTTATTACTGCAACTATTGCCATGGCAGCTCTATTGTTTGGGCGGGTTTGATATGAATATCTTTAACTTCGTCTCTCTCGTAACGCAGCGCCCGCCGTCGGTTAGACCGAGGGACGAGGGCAACCGTCGTCGGTCGCTGCTTTATCTCTATGTTTTCTCTCGCTTCATATCCACTTTTGTTGTCTTCGCGCTTTCAGGTTTTACTACTTTGTATGCGGCTGATTACTCTTGGACTTCTGGGGTTTTTACCGCATCTTCACCCGCTGCTGTTTGCCAGATGGCACTTGATGATCGTAAAGCTGCTTTCCCTTCCAATACACTTGTTTCTGTTTTAACCAAAGTTAGCGAAATTTCCTTTAGTTGTAGGGTTAATTTTTCTAACGGCAATCATGTTCAAACATATGTTATTTCCCGTTCTGGAAGCTCTTGTCCTCGTGGCGGACTTTATGATTCCTCCACTGGTCAGTGTGGCCCACCGCCTAACCCCTGCGAATCAACGAACGGTCAGACCATTCTTCATCAACACAAATCCAAGTCGTCTGTTGGACAACCATCTACTGAACCACCTGGAAGTGTTTGTGCCAATAGCTGCCAATATGCTTTTGGTTTTTCTGCTCCAAATAATTGTTATGCCTATACATCTGGTGACCCTGCTGGCGTTTTCTGTTCGTTCGAATATAAGAGTGCCGGCTTGCAATGCTCTGGCGGCGAGTCCCCCAGGGAAGCCCCTGCAAGCATTGCAGATATCACCAACCCCGACGACACACCTCCCCCTGATGACACTAGCAAGTGTCCAACCGGTTACACCTTCAACGGCACCTTTTGTTCTCCGTCCACGCCAACCGATCCAACCGACCCAACCGATCCAACCGATCCAACCGATCCCACTGACCCCACTGATCCAACCGATCCCACTGATCCTGGCACTGGTGGAGGTGGAGGTGGTGGCTCAGATGGCGGCGGCGGTGATGGCGGTGGAGATGGTGGCGGTGATGGTTCTGGCAGTGGTCCTGGCAGTGGTTCCGGTGATGGTGATGGTGATGGTACTGAGCCGGGCGGATGCGACCCTGCTACCGACCCCAATAAGTGTGTTCCTGCCAGCGTTGGCGGTGAGGCATGCACCGCAACTCTTGCTTGCACTGGTGATGTTATCCAGTGCGCGCTACTACGCCAGCAAAAGGCAATTCGTTGTAATGCTGAAAAAATGTCTGATTTCGAGACCAATAAAACCAACATCGACAACTTGTTAAAAGGCGATAAGTTCGAGCTAGAAGAAAAGCAAGTTGAAGCCCCTGGCTTTATCCAGGGAGCCACACGCTTTCTTCCTGCTACCTGTCCCGCTGATCATCAGATTAGTTTCAGCGTTCGCACGTTCTCAATGTCATATGAGCCACTTTGCGAGATCGCTAGTTCTTTCTCCTGGTTGTTCGTTGCCGGGTCTGCTCTGTTCTGCGCCATCTATGTTGGCCGTGCCTTTGGAGGTGAGTGATGCATTTTTACTACTTGGCAATATTGTTCCTGACCATGGTTACCCCCCTGGTCAAGATGGCACTTAAAGCACTCGGTATTGGTGTTGTTGCTTATGTCGGTATCAACCTTGTGTTCGATCAAGCGCATCAATACATACTTAGCCAGATCGGCAACGCTCCAGGACCGGCTCAAGCAATCCTTGGATTAGCCAAGTTTGATGTCGTCATTAATCTCTGGTTTGCCGCGATTACCACGCGTTTGGTTCTCAGCGGAATGAACAAAATATCTGGCCGCAAAAAGTCTATGGGCGTCCTGGAGGCTTAACCGATGATCTTTCTACATACCGGCCTTCCTGGTCATGGCAAAACCCTAAACACGCTCAAGGAAGTTGATGCTGCAAGTTTTGATACCGGACGCCCTGTTTATTACAACAACATCACCGATCTGGACGCGAGCAAGTTAAAAGGGGAGTGGTACCCATTCGAAGACCCTCACAAGTGGTTTGAGCTGCCCGAGAACTGCATCATCGTGATTGATGAGTGCCAACACTTCTTCCAGCCCCGCGATGTTCGTAAAGAGCGCCCCGACTATATCGCTCACTTTCAAACCCACCGTCATCGTGGTTATGACGTTCACCTAGTGACGCAGGACTTTCGATTTATTGATGTTGAAGTTCGTCGGTTAGTTGGCAACCATGTTCATTATTGGCGCCCCTGGGGCATGACCAAGGTTGCCAGATATGAATACGAGAAGGTTACCGACTTCGAAAAAGTCAGCGAGCGGGAGTTTGCGAAGAAAACCTATTGCACGATTGATAAGAATTTCTTTGGTGCTTACAAGTCCGCTGTAGGCCATCACGTCAAAGTCAAATTGCCGATGAAGGTTATGGCAATTCCTGTCGTTCTCGGCTTCGTCCTGTATGCCTGTTATCGCGTCTATGACCGATTGGTAAACCCTAATGGCGAAGCTGTTGAAGCGGTTGCCACTGAAACAACTAACCAAAGCGTGGGGCAGGGCATGCTGAACTCGGTTGCCTCCGTTGTAGGGTTCACACCTCCAGGTGATGTTGGTTCTCCTGGAGCTGCTGGTCTCACGACTGCGCAATACATTGATCGCCAGCTTCCGCGTGTTCCCGATCTGCCAGCGTCTGCCCCGATATTCGATGAGCTGACGCGCCCGGTTTCATATCCGCGCCTTTACTGCATGTCCAGCACAGATCAGCGAAATGTTGACCGTGCCCGAGCTCGTCAACAGGCGGTTCGATACATCAACGACACGCTGACCACCTGCCAGTGCTACACGCAGCAAGGCACGCGATATTCCACGGATTTTGATTTCTGCATGAAGTCATCGACCGAAGGACACTTCGACCCCGCGGTGCCTGATAGGTCCGTATCGAATGGAATGCAACCCCAGCAACAGCAGGCACAGCCGCAGTCTGAGCGGTCCCAGTCGGCACCGGTCACTGTGACCAACTACCAGAAAGGCCGTTTCCTCTGGTAAGGCGCTTCGCATAAT